AGATACTTATAAGAAACAATTAACTTTTAACATAGTAAATAAAAAACAAAATTATCCCACAATATAATGAAAACAGTTAAATTATCAGAATCAGATATCACAAGATTAGTTGAAAGAGTACTATCTGAACAAGAAGTTGAAAATGCAAACTACATGCTCTTTTCTAATTTAAAACAAATGAAAAGACAAATTGAAATGATAATGGAAATGGACCCAAATATGGTTGATGATATTATTCAAAATGGTCATGATTGGGCTGATGACCACATTTCAGTTGCAAAAACAAATATGGACCAAGTATTTGATTTTTTAAAAAATGAAATGGATAAGGAATCTCAATATGTTGATTTTGAAGAAATGAATGAAGGTAGGAAAAAAACAGGAACTCCACTTTGTGCTAGAGGTAAATCCGCGGCTAAATCAAAGTTTAAAGTTTATCCTTCAGCTTATGCAAATGGTTATGCCGTTCAAGTATGTAAAGGTAAAATCAAAGGATTAGATGGTAAGAAACAATGTTCAGGAGCGTATTGTTAATTTTTTTAAATACGTTTTTCTTATTTAAATTTTTTGATTATCTTTGTTGTGTTATATTAATCCAACAAAAATGAATTCACATCTACACAAGCTAAGACGACTAGTCCAAAAATGGTATATCTCATTAGTACGAATTACAACTCCTCATATTGAGAAATCTAAATACGAAAGAGACTGTATTGCAATTTGTAAAAAACTAATTACAAAAGAAGATACAGTACTTTTACTAACACCAATTTCACACAAACGTTATATTAGGAATGAAGAATTGCAAATATTTGTTATTCTTGAAGGGCATAATGTTAAAGTTATTAACCACGTATATTCTTACACTGTATTTTTAGAACAAAAAGAGTGGGATAACGTTATACTTTACTTTGATACGGAAGTAGAAAAACGTAGAGAAGAATTTGAAAAAGAAATCACTTCAAATATTAAACACTCACTACAAAACATTTTACAGAATATCTAATGAAAAAAAATAATTCATTTAAGACAACGTTTTATTTGGGGTTAACCATATTATTAATTATTGGGTCAGTAGTATCCTTAGTTGTAGTTAACGTATTTAATGTTTTAGCCCCTAAATTTACTAAAGATAAAATTGAAATTTACATTGATGATGTTACACCTGAAAAAGAAATTATTCACGATACAGTATATATTGACAAACCTACTGTTAAAATTAATAACACTCCTAAGAATGTTACCACTGTAACTCCAAAAAGTTTACCTGTAACACAAAGTAAAAAGGATACCGATAATGTAACTAAATCAATAATTACGGATACGATTAAATAGAATTTTTGTATTCGTTAAGTATTGTTGTAATTGTATCTCTTAACGATTCATTTTTAGGTTTGTATGATACCATAGTTGGTTTGTTACCTTTACCAATTTTAGGGTCTTTTTTTTCTTCTCTTCTTTTTTGAGAACATGCTGATTTTTTTTGAGCATCTGTCATTTTGGAAGCAACACCTGCGGCTCTACATTTAGGATAACCTTTAGAATCTGCTTCAGGTCTACCACATGGTGGATGTCCCCCTCCTTCTTTTTTTCTACATATATTAACCCAAGGACCACTAGGTTGTTTACTACCTTTTGGTTTTTTCTTGGTTCCAAACCAAACGGCTAAATCTTCTTTAAGTGGTCCAACAACTTGATGGATTATTTTTTCAGGTGATTCAACATCACCAAGAACACTTCCATCCTCATCATTTTGACCAGTATAAAAACTTTTAAGATAAGCATCTATTCTAGATATTTTATCGGTTCTTCTTTCAATGCGGGCTCTTTCTTCAGGAGTTTGTTTAAAGTCACCATCAGCCTCTTCATACGCTAATTCGGCATTATTGTAGCTATATACAGAATCTGTAAATGGAGCAATTTGATTTTCTTTCCACGGTTGTGGAGATAAAACTATTGGTACTTTAAATGCTCCTGCATTTCCCGCTCCAGTTGCTTCACTTATTCTATTTTTTTTCATATACTTATACTATAAATATACGGATAACAGATTATGGAACAACAGAAGCAACCAATTTTACATCTATTTGAAGAAGTCGCAATATACAAACCTGAAGACATCGATAATTTGATTGATAATTTAAGTGAAGACCAAGCAAAATTTATGTTAATTAGAGCAGTTCAAATGGCATACAGAAATGGTTTGTATTCTTTAACTGAATCAGAAATTATCTCTAAATCACTTAGAACGTTAAAATAAAAAAAGGAGTCTCACGGGACTCCTTTTTATTTATAATTTATTTCCGCAAGACGGACAAAACTTATATTTTGATTTTGTCTTGGTACCACATTCAGTACAGTAGTGTTTAATATCTTCCGTTGTAGCATTTTTAATACCCAATGGTAATATCTTGAAAATAATTTGACGAGATGCATTATATTCAAAATTTTGATACGAATTAGTAAATTGTTGTTTTGATTTTTCACCTTTTTCAACTCTTCCAGTTTCAATGGTATTACTAACGGATGACGTGTTAGAATAATACGAAGCCATTGGAGCCGAACTTGATGTTGTAAATGTGATATCACCATACCATGGTGAACCTGTATTGATACCTGACCATCCACTATCCCAATTTCCTCCTGATAAATGAGGATAGTGTTGATATGTTTGTTCATTATAGAACTCAATTCTAACATCCCCATTTAAATCGATTGCCGTCCTGTTTGCCGACGTATCTTTTACTTCATAGGTACTGAACTCAAACTTGTTGTTAGTGTCAAGGAAACGTTCTAAAAACACTCTCTGACCTGGTTTAATAACAACACCACCTGTGGAGATGTATTCACCATTCAATTTAATTTTACAGAGAACTGATTTTTGTGTTGGGTTATGAATTTCAAATTCAAAGTTATCCTTATCTCCAAGGAAAACGGTGTTACCGTTGTAAACTTTAAGACGCGACTTTTTCTTTGTGATGTGTGCAGTCGGTTTGCCCACCTTTGTTGTTGTGTAATACATTTTCTTTAATTTTATAATAGTTAATGACTATGTTACCAATACCTTCGTGTCCGTGAATACTCTACAGCTTGTTAGGGCTGGGGACTGATAAACTAAAATCTAAAAATAAATATATTGTAATTTGAAACTTAGTAAATAATTTTAGACCCCTTAACTATATTTTCTTTACCCCACATAGGTTGAAGGTTCTCTAATGACCAACATTCCATAAAACTATCGTCATCAATAGATTCAAAATTAAAAGAGGATATTGGAGTTTTATGGTCAACATGCCACTCACCATAATTCTCCCACGTCATACCATCCGTAAACAAATTCTCTAAATGTGAAATCAATTCTTCAGGGGTATATCTTAGAATGTCAAAGTAATGTTTATTCTTTTCTACATTATTTTCCTTTAATACCTGATATATAGCAGTTCTAAAATTGGCGATTAATTTATATGCGGGGTCAGTATCTTTACGATGTTTTTCATACTTACGTTTATACTCCCTATGTTTATCGATATTTTTTTCTCTCCATTTTTGATGATATTTGGTTAAATAGTTTCTATTTTTTTCAGACCATTTTTTGTGATTTTCACTTTTTCTTTTTTTTGTTTCAGGTTTTGATTCATATTTTTTTATTGCAACTTTTCTACCGCCAATATTTCTCCTACCTGATGGTCCAAGAATAACACCGTTTTCTTTAAGTATTCTTATAACCTGTTGTTTATTTAAACCTACTTTTTCTGAGATTGTTTGACTCCCAATTAAATCTTCATTATACATTCTAATTATAATGTTAATTTCTTCTTCAGATGGAATATATTTTTTCATATATACAAATATAAGACATTCTTCCAAAAAATCAATTATTTTAAATAAAAAAAAAAGGGACAATTTCTTGTCCCTTTTGAGTGTAATACTTTAAGATTTTGATTATCTCAATTCTCTTAAATCGAATGTTCTAACACCATCAACGGTAATACGGCCATAAAACCTGTTGTTCACCATTTTTTTAGCGTATCTCGTCATAATACCCTTTATCGGAGTAAAGTTGAACGGATTGTACATAGTTGGAGTTAATTGTAGAGGTACGTACGGTGCGTAGATGTAACCTGTATCTAACAATGATGTTCCTTTGTGTCCCATTAACACTTGGTTAGGTGGGAAGTAAGGGTCACGGTAAACTTGGTAACGACCTGCTAATGTACCAACTCTTTCAATACCCATGTTGTATTGGTCTTGCTCAGGAGCTGCATTTGATACGTGGAAATATTCCAAGTCATCAAAGATAGCACTGATTTCAGAAGAAACAACAATCCAGTTTGCTCCACCTCTTAATGTAGATTTGTGGATTTGAGCTGAAATTTGGTTGATTGCTGTGATTAAAGTTTGGTTCCAATCTTTTTGAGTGTAAGGAACTGCACTTGAACCCAGACGCTTCCAACCATTGTAGTCCCATCTTAAGTTCCAAGCCGCACCTTTACGTAAATCTCTTAAGATTTCACGGTCAATTTCAGCCGCAACTTGCTCAGATAATAAAGCTGTTAATTCAGCCTCAGCATCGATGTTGTGGAATGCTGCAACGTCTTGTGCCATTTCTGGAGACCATTGAGCTCTTAATTTTCTTTCAGTTACAGAAACTGTTACTGACATAAGGTCAAACGATACCTCACCAATTCTATCTTCAAACTCTAAGTTTTTGTAGATTCTGTAAGTTGCAGTAAATGCATTGTAAGAAGCTGTTGAAGAAGAGAATGTAGAACCTGTGTAACCGTCCATAGAACCACCACAAGTGATACATACAGGAACTTGTAAGTCAACCTCTAAGTAAATTTTACCTTCAGCATCACATAAGTCGTCATATTGACCACCATCTGTTCTGTCGTTAGGGAAAACTGAAGTTTTGTTGTTATTACCGTATTGTACGATACCTTTACCATATCTTTGAGTTACAACTCTAAATAAGTAAGGGTTAGTTGCGTTTGCTGAAGTATAAACGTTACCAGCAACACCGTAGATAGTCAAATCAGATAAGAATGCTTCGTTATCCATTGGTTGACCATCAGGACCGATTAATTTACCTGCTCCTTGAGATGCAAAACCTGACATAACGATTAACACTTTTCTGTAATCAGATTCAGTATATGCAGAAGGAACTAATGAATCCGCTGACCAAGATACAGTTACAACTGGTGCTGTAATTGCTGAATATTGTCCTTTAGAATAGTCAAATAAACCTGGTGGGTCTAATGCTGGTTCGTTACCTTCGTAGAATCTATCGTAAAGGTCTTTAGTGTTGTTGTAGTCGTAACCACTGTTTGGTGTTTGGTCCGCAGCTGCGTTTGGTGAACCATACGGTGCGTAGTGAATACCTGTATTCGCTAAGTTTGCAGGGTCTGTGTAAGCTTGAATGTTAGGTACAAAGTAGAATAATTTACCGATAGGTAAGTTCATAGCTTGTACTGAAACGATATCGTTTGCTAATAATTTAGAGAATACACGTCTAACAATTGGGAAAACCACTGTTTCAAATGCACCTGTATCAGATGTAGATGATGCTTCATTAATTAAAAATGATGCTTGGTTTTCGTATAATTGA